CCAAACATAACTTTCTTAACCCGTGAACCGTCCTTCACATACACGACAGACTTCTTACGGCCATAACCAGGTTCACCCTTACGGATACGACGAGGAGAATCCAACTCCACGTTCTTGCCCTGATACACAGCCATGCGCTAATTGTACTACAGAATGCCAGTCTCTACCTGCGAGCGGTGGGTAGCTTTCTGCTCGATTTCCCTCGCCCCATCAATTTTGGCTGGTTGCAAACCGTCCTGTTTGAGCCGCTTATAGGCATCCATGTCTTTAGACCATTGACGTTCTGTGGCTTCAATACGATTATTTTCGATCTTTCGGGACGGCATTGATGACGCTGCGAACGAAACGCCCGCAATCCGACAGCCGAAACAGCCTTCAATATCAAGCGTTGGATGTACTTCACGATGTTTCATAGTCACGAAATATAGTCGCCGTAACCCGCAGCAGTAAGACTTGCCGCTTCGGTAGCGGAAACTTCATGGTCGTGACCCCCTTGATAGGTGTGGATAACTGTTGACATATCTGACGGTTCTGATTCTACATAGGTGCCGTCATCAAGTTTGTAGATGTTTCGTCCACGGGGGTTTGGCCGGTAGTGCTGTAGGAACCGGAACGCTAACCGTTGTTCTTCGTTCCACGGGATATCCACATCAAAATCTGAGAAGTGGTGAAGGTTGTCGGTGGGTGGTGTGAATGTTGCCATCAGGTCACATCGTATCCTGCTGCTACTAGATCTGCTTTTTCTTCTGCGGTCACAAAGTTTTCGTGTGAACCGAAATAGATTTTGACGACAGCGTTGTCGTTGCGTGGATCTATTGAGGTGTAAGTGCCGTCGCTGAGTTTGTAGACGTTAAGTCGGCGTTCGCCGGGGGTGAGTCGTGAGAACAGCCGGTTTGCTGGGGTTGCGGAATGGTAGTTTGCCCACGGGAAGTCTGCTTCGACGGGTGGCCGGAAGATAAAGCTCTTTGTCCAGGTGGCTGGGATGTCTGCTCCGTTGCCGGTGTTGCTTGCTGCACGGAACACGAAGCGTGCGCCGATGGAGGTGGCTGTGCCTGTTCCTGTTCCGGTGGCTGTGCGTGGGGCGATGTGTAGTCCGCTGGCGGTTTGGGTGCTGTCACCTGAGCCTGTAGCGGTGCGTGGAGCAATATGGACACCGATCGCAGTTGAGGTTCCTGCCCCTGTCGCACTGCCTGTAGCGAACGTGGTGCGTACCTGAACAACAGCAGAGGTTCCGTCACCTTCGCCTGTTGCTGTTCGGGGTGCGATGTGAAGTCCGGTTGCGCTGTCTCCGGTGCTTGCGCCTCCGCTGCCGTATGCGGTGCGTAATAGTTTGTGCAGGATGGCGTTGTTGGATGTGCCTGTGCCGGTGCCTGTGGCGGTGCGTGGCGCAATGTGAAGGCCGGTTGTAGCAGAGGTTCCTGTGCCTTCACCTGTGGCGGTGCGTGGCGCGACGTGTAAACCTGTTGCTGTTGAGGTGCCGGTGCCGTCACCTGTGGCGGTGCGGAACGCTATGCGAACACCTATGGTGGTGGAGCTGCCGGTGCCGGTTCCGGTTGCTGTGGTGTCGAGTGTGCGTGACCCGTTGTAGCCGGTGGTGTTTGTGGAGTAGGTCAGGGCTGTGGATGCGTAGCCTTGCGATACGTTGGCGGTGGTGCCTTCGTAGGTGAGTTGTTCCCGGTCGTATAGGTAGTCGGGGTTGTCGTAGTCTTGTTCTACGGTGTTTCCGGCGTACGTTATGTGTTCTTCGTAGTCGGTGGAGGATTCGTACAGCCGACTCATCGGTTACTCCTGCGGCGGGTCAGGGAACTCTGCTGTCTCGGATGGTGTCCAAGTTGCCGGGAAGTCACGCAACGCCTGTCGGTATGTTGCCCATGCTTGTCGTTGCTCATCGGTTAGCGGGCTGTCAGGCATCTGAGTCCAATCGCTAGCACCTAGAAATGCGTCACGGTGCCAACGCATTTCTTGTTCGTAATCTTCCGCCGTTTCGCCTTTCATGTTGCAACGTACTACCATCAGCCTGCTCCCATGTCATAGACCAGCATTTCTCCGTAGCGATAACCGCCTGCGTTGTTCATTCGTGCTGTTCCTGTTGTTGTGAACGCCATAGTGTAGACGGTGTGAGTTCCTGTGCTGAACGTTCGCCCCGTAATCACTGTCGTGTCGAAACTGTAACCCGACGACGGCACGTTGTTGTAGGTTGCGTTCCATGCGCCAGATAACGGAACTGTGTTGTCATCAGTCAGCCACACGCCCACTTGCATCGCTGACGACGTATTGTCGATCAACGGGACTACACCCATTAGCAAAATCTTTCTGCTAGTTGCAATAGTGAACGTTACGCTCATGAGCGCAACCGCCGATGTTCCAAAAGTTGCGTCGCCACTAGTTGCCGTACGAGCGAGCAGACCTCTTGGTAGCGATGTTCCTGATACCAACACATCTGTTTGGCTGTTGATGTCACCGTTCACATCCAACGTGTACGACGGTGTGGTGTCGTTGATACCGACATTGCCTGCTTCGGTGACCCGCATGATCTCGCCACCAATTTTGATGGCGAACGCCGTGTTTCCTGAACCAGAATAAGTTGGAGTCAATATGACCTGCTGATCGACATTGGCGTTATCGGTTCTGTCCAACGACAACATATCAAAAGAATCTGCTTTGATATGAAGCGGCGAAGATGGTGTCGTTGTGCCAACACCTACTCGTTCGTTAGCGTCATCAATATGTAACGGTGCGCCATCCAACAGGGCAGTCTCAATAGCCTCCACCGCATCATTCACATCCGCATGTTGAGCAGAATGCGACGGCGAAGCCATCGTCGAGCTGGATGTCGGGTTCGTAAAGTTATCTATGCTGGACGGAAAGTTGGTGGTCATCAGTTGGCCTCTGGCGGGTCAGGGAATTCTGCTGTTTCGGCAGGTGTCCAAATAGCAGGGAAGTCACGTAGGGCTTGACGATAATTGCCCCACGCAGTTTTATCTGTTGGTGCGTCACTTGTCATAGCCCAATCCGACTGAGCCAGCAAACGGTCACGTTCAACACGCATACGTTCTAGCCACACCTCATCAGGTAGGTCTGGCACCGTCAAGTCAATACCCAACTCGTCGTAGCGTTCTGGCGGTATTTCGCCAGGTTCTGTTCTGTCGTACAAATAGATAATCATATCGCCCTGTAGTATCCCTTAATGTATATGTAGTCACCTGATGCCCAAGTAGTCGGATAACTGACAGACCAATTGCTTACGCCTGTCCCGCCAACAGAACCCCAAAAACGAAGAGCAGTCTGCCCTGAAGTCTGTACCTGATACGATTGGTAAGTAACGCTACTCGAAGCATCGCGTGCGATAGCGTAAAGGTCTGTGTTTACCGAACCGTTAACGGGCAGACCGTCAATGAACATTGTTGCAGTAACTGTGCTGGTCAACTGTGCCTGTAAGTCAATGAAAACAAGGTCGTTCACTTGCACATATTTCGCACGGGAGGTGGTAGCACTGAAGTTTAGGTACGAAGGTGTCCAGTCTTGCCAAATGCCGACCGCTGTGCCACCGATGCGTAGGTCGCCTGTGGTGTTGATGTCTCCGTTGACATCCAACGTGTACGACGGCGTGGTATCGTTGATACCAACATTGCCAGACGAGTCAATAAGCATACGCGCCGAGCCGCCAGCAGTGAGTCGCATGTCGTCCCCGACAGCCGCAATAATCACTTCCGTCGCAGAAGTTGAGTCGCTATCAGAAAATGCAATACCCGCTACGGAGTCGGTAGAAGTCACATACATAGGGACGTTTACCCCACCCGCTCCATTGACATGCAAAATTGCGTCAGGGCTGGTTGTGCCAATACCGACGTTGCCAGACGAATCAACACCCATAGCGTTGATGTTCCCATTGCGAAACCCAACAAAATTAGCGTCAGGATCAAAAAAGACTTGACCTGCACGGCTTGTTCCCCCAGCCTCAGGTGCCCTCAATTCAATTCTTGCGTCCGACCCATTAGTTGTGTGCTGGAACACAGACGTATTGTCATTCGCTGAGCGGACATCAAGGGTTTCGCTAGGTGTCGCCGTACCGATACCGACACGCTCGTTATCGTCATCAATATGCAACGGGGCGCCATCCAACAACGACGTTTGCACCGCTTCCATAGCGTCATTAATATCGGCGTGCTGTTGATCGTGCGGCGGATTATCTAACGTGTCAGCCGATGTTGGGTTCGTGAACGCATCAATGCTAGAGGGGAAGTTCGTGGTCATGAGCCGCCTACATCCAAAACGATTAGTTGAGTTGGGACAGACGAATCTGCATAAATTCGCCCTGAAGTTGCTCCTCCGCCAACCTTACCTTTTAATTCAACGGTTGAGGAACCGCTTGACGGGTAAGAATAATACAACCAAGGGTTTGACGTTCCAAGGTCTAAACTGGTGCTCAGATATGCAATAGGGTTTGCTTGTCTTAACGTACCGTCAATAAAAATCCCTAATTCTTCAAAACCAACTGCGTTAATGTTGTCTGGCAAGCCGTGACCCATAATTAGATAAAGGCGCGATGAATCGGCATTAAAAGTAACAGACAAAAGTGTTGTCGAAGTTGTGTTTAAAGTAAAAGACGTAGTTCTTTGTGCTTTTGCTATCACGCCTCTTGGTAGTGCGTTCACTTTATAATCAAGCGAACTGGTTACCGCCGAACCATCAACACCAACCTTCGACTCCAAAGCCTCAACAGCATCATTCAAATTAGCGTGCTGATCTGCATGAGGAACCGTGACAGAATCCATCGCATCCGAAGCAGACGGATTCGTAAACGAATCCAAAGAACCCGGAAAATTAGTTGCCATCAGTCCAACGTCAACGTCAACGACGTAATCTGAAACGTATCACCAGCCGTCACAGCAGCAGACGAAGCCAACGCCCCAGACCACAACGGATCACCAGCCGACGGATCAGTCCACAACGACCAATGCGAATAAGTCTCAGACGCAGAAACATTCGTCCACTCAACAGTCCCAGACGAAGCCATCGAACCACCCGAAGCAGAACCAAACGACACAGCTTTCCGGGTAGCCTCCGTCGCAGCATTAGCCGTACAATCCTCACCCGGATCACCCGTATGCAACTTCAAATACGCAGCAGTCACCGAAAACGACGTGCCACCAATCGTGTCCAGCAACTTGTTCTCAGCATAATTAGAAATACTCATGTCAACTCCTAGTAGTCGTCCCTAAATAATAGCACCCCAGAAAGAGCGAAGCCCCCCGCCGAAGCAGGGGGCAACGCAACCAGGGTCAACCAGATCAGGCGTTAGCACCGATGCTGGACGATGACTCAATACGACGGAGGCTTGCCTCACGGAAGCGACCGTAACCGCCGAGCCAGTACCAACCGATTGGACGGAAACGCTCAAGGGTGTCAGTGATAGGACCACGGACAATCTTCGGAAGCGCACCGTTACCATCAACGATTGAGTGTGCCTTAGCGAGAGCCTGACGGCCCATCACCAACGTTGCGTACACATCGATGGTACCGGCTGAACCGGTTCCGTTTGATGCGTTAGCAAACAGAGGTGCGCGTGGTGTCTCAATGAAACGGACACCCTCAAAAGCACCAATCTCACCGTTGTAAATCATGTCGGTGTCAACATAGACGTGTGGGTCACGCCATGCTGCTGCGCCGGTCTCTGAACGGAGGTCATAGGAAACGTCCGGGTGGATGAATCCCATGTACAAACCGTTGAACGTTGGGACGTTCGCTGCACGCAACTGTGCGGTTGCCTTACGAATGTCGTTGGCTTCCAACTCGTCTTCCACAGCAACGGTGGTACGAGAAGTTGGGGTGGTTGCACCGCCGCCGCCATAAGCGACATTGGAACCAGCCTTCAACACGTCAGCAACAACGGTGTCAAGTGACGAACCGGCGTTGTAACCGATGACGTTCGCTGCAACAGTGTCAACGTCAAGGAACGAGGTGCCACGCAGCTTAGCGGTCGTAGCAACAGCGTTACCATATTCGTTGAGGGTCACTGTCACTTGGCTGTCGCTCATCGCAACAGCGGTAACGTCAGTGTCTTCGGTGAGGGCTGAAGTCGCTTCAGCAAGATCGTTGAAGATCGTGAACGTAACCGACGTACCAGGCATCGCCTGCTGGGTCGGCTGAACGTCTGCTACAGCGTCAAACAAAAGTTCTGAACGGAGCGCAAAATATGCGAGCCGATCAAATGCCGCCTGATCGACGGATACTGATGACTGTTGGGTATATGCCATTGGGGATCAAACCTTTCGGAAAGAGGAAGCCCCCTAACGGTTAGAAGGCTTCGGATTGTGCTTGGGCTTCGGCCAGCAACTTTTCAACTTCCGCTTGAGACTTTGCTTGCGAAATGCGTTGAACAAAATCGACAGGAGGTTCACTGTCTGAACCTGCCGCAATCTGGTTTGTCCGATTCCACGTTCCGGCTTCCTGCTTGATGCTTTCGGCCTGCGTGTCTTTCAGAAGTCCTGCTTCGATACCTGCTTCACGGATAGCGTCAGCCGACAGGTCACCGTCATACGCTTTCACGAAATATTTGGAGATCGGCAACTCAGGGTCAATACCTGCTTTGACGAACGCCAACTCTCGTGCCGCGCTAGACGCTGCGTCTGCTTGCGCTTTCAGTTCAGCATTTTCTGCTTCCAGCTGCCTCATCCGATCGCGTAACGGATTTCTGCCTTCTTGCTCTTCATCGAAGTTGCTGTCCATATGTACACTCCTTTGCCCAATCACCATCCGGAGGCAGATAGTGACGCTGCTATGTCTCCCTTGCGGGGTTCCTGCCCACCGTGGGCATCGGGACAATCATATCACAAGTTATTGTAGTCCGGTGAGTTCTGCGCCTTGACCAGCGAAACGCCCGCCCTGTTCAAACGCCGCTTGACGGCGACGGGCACGCTGACGGAGCCGTTGCTGTGCCGCACCTGACGTACCAAACACGCCAGCAATCTGCTCTTCTTGTGACAAACCAGCCATACCAGCCTGCTGTTCTTCGGTTGTCGCCTGGAACAATTCTTGTGATTGTTCAATGGCTTGGAACCCTTGCTGTGCTTGTTGCTGTGTTATGCCTTGACGTTGTAATTCTTCGGCTTGCGCCAAACTAATATCAACACCGGACTGTTGTGCTTCGCCAGCAATAATTGCTGTCTGTGCTTGTTGTTTCAAACGTTCACGGGATCGTTCGGGGTCAAGGAAGAATTGTGCAAGGTCAGATTCATTGACCCCATACAAACGTTGTAGTTCCGCAACAACTTCAGGGTCAGCGTTACGCACAGCAGAATACCCTTCGTTAATGCGCGCATAGTATTCGTCAGGCGAAACATCGTTAGCAATAAAGTTAGCGATATCAGTTTGGCTATCGTAGAAACCTTCCGGCATACCAGACAAACCACGGTAATAGCGATAAGAATTTTCTAACTCGACATACCGATCCTCGGAATACACGTTCAGTCCTGCTGCTCGGCGTTCCTCGTTACCCCTAAACCGTTCCCGATACACTTCGGTGCCACGAATCCTTGTTTTTAATTGGGCTTCGCTAACAATGTTCTGACGGAACACCAGATCGTAAACAAACTCGTCCAAACCTTGCAGATCGTATTGGCTGAGATAGCTGGCGATGATTTGTTTAGCGGAAACCTGTTCCTCTGTACCTGTCATTGACATGGCTATACCTTCCCAAAGATGTCCGCGATGGTGTTAACAGTTGCATACGCTTTGTCTTTTGCCTGCGAAGTAAACTCGTAGCCGAACGACTCGGTATTACGCAAATAATCTCCCCACTCTTGCAGGTTCATCATGCGTTGCTCACCGCTACCAGCATCAGGCTGATAAGTAATTGCTTTCGCCCAATCAGGACTCGTGAAATCAATTGAATCAGGATTGATCTCTAACGTGTTGGAAGCAATCTCACGATATCCGGCAACCACATCTTCAAACGTGCGACCCGCATCAAACTGATCTGCCAACGCAGGATACATTGTTTTGGCCTGAGCCTGCATGTAAGAATCAAACGTTGAGATTGATTCATCGCCCGTAGCGATACGTTGAACCCAAGAGTTAAACGTCGTATCTGAGGGTTTCACACCATACTTGGTGACAACCTTTTTCATTTCGTCACCGTAATAGCCTTGAACTAAGCCAGCTGTTCCTTCGTCGCCCGTCAACGAAACAGCTTTTTTGCCGATCATGTTGTCAATCGTTGTGTCATTCCAGCCTTCACGCAAACTGCGTGTAGCAATATCAGATATCTGAACTGGGTTCAACCTGACACCCATCTCTAACGCTTTTGCGGCAATCTCGGAAGCACGATTGTCAACATACGTTTGGTAGGTGGCTGGGTCTTGTGCGCTTTCCAAATCCCATTCGCGTGCTGATGCGGTGGTGTTCTGGTACCATTCTGTTGCACGCAGCGCCTGCGTGAACTTTACGCCACCAGGTTCCCAATCATTTTCGTAAGCCTGTTTGATGACTTCTTTGACTTCTTCGTTGCTTGAAATGATTGCCCAGTATTCTGGGAATAGTTGTTCTGCGGCTTCTTGCCAAGACACTGGGATGTCTTCTTCTGCGGCAGGTGCATCTGTTTGTGTTGATGCAGATGTATCTGTTTGTGTTGATGTGGTTCGGGGAGCAGACAAAAACTCTGCCTCAGCCAACGCTTCGTAATCTATATTGTCAGACATCAGACCGCCTTCAACGCTTCAGCGAAACCACCAACATGGCTCGCAAACTTAATACCCATAGCCTCAGTCGGAGCAACATTCTGAGCAAACTGTTCAGCGGCAACACTAATATCTGATGCGGCTGTCGCCACACCCCCCGCTGAAGCCTGCTGTTGCGCCTGAATCTGTTGTTGCTGATATGCCTTAACGAAATCGTTCGCTTCGGTTTCAGTGAAACCACGACCCAACGTTTGATACGCAACACTTTTTGCTACAGCTTTAATATCGTCAGGAGAAGTAACCCTATAGGTAGGTCCTGTTCCCCGTTTTTTTGCGGGGGCGTTACGTCTGTAATCTAAAACTGCTCGATCAAAACTGACACCTGAATCGTTAGCGAACTTGTACAGGTAGGTGTATCCGTCTATATAGTCGTCAATGGTTTCAATGGTGAACCCTGTGTCTCGTAACACATCTGCGATAAGTTCTCTTTGTTCGTCTGAACTGTTGTAGTAGGCGTTGAAACCTTCAACTTTAGGGTCGTAAATGTAACGTTCGCCATTTGCGTCAACAAGAAACTGTCCGTCTAAACCGACAAGTCCGGGTTCGTTTGTTTCGTAGTCGTAACCAGTTCCCCCCGTGCTGATACCAGGCACCCCGATTGTTGTTGGTGTCGGTCGATATCCTATTGGTCTGACACCGGAGTAGTTGGCTCCACGCGACGGCGGTTGGTTAAGTTTGTTTTCGTCTTCTTCGTCAACTGTCAGCGCATTAACGGTGGCCTCCACTATATCCGCTATATCATCGGCAGACAAACCAGAACCAGAACCCTGACCATCAACTTGTTGAGGAAACTTCGTCATGATAACCCTTAACTGTCAATCTCTCTAAATAATACATCGTCCCAAACCATCTGGAAAGACGGATACTGCTGAGTCAAACCAATACCATGCAACAACAACACAGACCGCAAATCAGTGTTCTCATCCGTTGACAAACCAGACCCTCTAGCATCCGCAGCTTCCAACACACGATCACGCATAGCAAAATAACTACGCAACGCAGTACCAACCTCATTATTTTGAGTCACTTCCAAACGAGAAGCCTCTTCCAACTGGGAAATTTTGCGAGGCAACTCGTTGATATCAAACGGGGCGGTCCCATAACCAGGGAAAATTTCGACAAGATTCTCACGGTAGGTTTTCAAATACTCTCTCTGCAACGGATTCGGTTCGTTATCCATAGACGCAAGAACAGACTGATACAAACGGGAACCAACAAAATACTCTGCCGATTCGCGTCGAGCCTCAGGATCTTGCCAACGTTCACGCTGACCGCTTGCGATCTGGCTTTGATACTTAGTGAAATCAATATCGGTACCTAAACGGCCAGCAAAATACGGGTACACGTCAGGAACATTTTTTACGATGTCAGGATTATCTCGTTCCCACTGGTCAAACTGTCTGGTGGCCTGCAAACCATCAATGTTCGTATAGGTTTTTCCAACCATGTAACCGATTGCGTCTTCACCAAAAAACTCTATATATTTCCTTACGGCCGTAGCAGGATCTTCTTCACGCAACAACCCTAACGCCCTAGACAAAACTGCGTTAGAAACATTTCCATTAACCATCGTTGTGATTTCGTCAATGGTTATCTGACCTTCAAACTGGGTGGGAACCATCACCTCAATCTTTGGACGCATCGGCAAAATGAACTGGCCTAGAGCGCGTTGCAGCACCATATGCTGAGCCACCTGAGCAGCATCATCCAAAAGATCGGCGTTCAGTTGCGCCTGTTCATCTGGATCACGAGTCCTTGACGTGTACTTGCCTGTCGCCCACAAAGCGTCATACGCTTGGAGTCTTGCATCAGCCACAAGGCTTGGCGTATTCGGATCACTAGAAATAATGTCAGCCATTTTCTGCGCCCAAGATGGCACAACCAAAGATTCTGCGCTTTGCTCACCGTACGGTGTCATCCACGCATAAATATCTTCAGCTTTCGGAATGACACGTCTTGTTGGCCCCCAACTCAAAAGGGCGGTAGCAGGGATCGTTAGAGCCGGTCCGCCAGAAGGCATCGCAGAAATAGCAACGTTCGCCGTTCTCAGCTGCCCGACAAGCGGAAAATCTAAATCGCTTTCCGCTGCGGCTTGCGAAGTTGAATACCCTAAATATCCGCCTGCCCCACCACCAGCAATCGCTCCAGGCAAACCGAGCATCGCTCCTCCGAGTGTTGCGCCAGCCATGCCGTACAACAAACTTGCTACGGTTTCACTACCCAACAGGCCGGTAGGATACGCATAAGACCACTGCCCTGTTGTTGGATCTCGATAAAAATATCCTTGACCGTCTTGATCTGGGTCTGCTTGTGCTAAACCTTCAAAGCCGTTGTACAAGCGTTTAGTTTCGTTGGGTTGCGACAACAACAATCGGGGCCAACGCGTCACACCGTCCTTAAAAGCGTTAGCGAACGGTTCAAGAACACTTAACGCAACAGCAAGATTACTTTGCTCTGTAGCGTTATACAGAACGGACGCTGCGTTATCTGCCGCAAAACCTCTAGCAACAGCATCAATTTCTTCAAAAGTTCGTGAACCGGTGGCTGGGACAGTTCCGTCAGCGTAACCAACAATACGATCCCATGTTTCTTTTGAACCGATCCATCTGCCAGCGCGTGCGTCAGTGAACTTAACTTTGTTATCAGCCATCGCTTTTTTAATGTTGTCAACGATTTTGGCTGCTTCGTCCTGATCTAGTTGAGGCAACAGAAGGTCTATGCCTTCGTGGTAAAACTTTCTCCAAACAACAGAACGGTTCAACGTCTTGTCCGGTCGAGTCAAAATGTTTGCAAACAGTCGTCGAGTGAAATTATCCCACGACCGCAACACAGCTTTTTGTGATTCGGGTGCTTTGGTTACTACGTTTGTAGTTCTGTTAACTCGCCCTTTAACCCACATCGGAAACGCATCAGGCGTGGTTTCCAAAATTTCTTTGACAACATCAATGAATTCGTCAGAATAATCTGCTACTGCTTCAGGACCAAACAAACCTTGCTGCAATCTTGTGAACGCGTTGACTTCTTCCGTTGCGCCAGTAGGTAGGAACTTGCCAAAATCGCCACCATTCTTAACAATGTCAACGAGTCGTGAGTCACCCACAGTGAACCTGCGGAACCGTTGCACAAAATAATCTTCAATGATGCCAACAGCGTTACTGCGAATTATGTTGCCGTTCTGGTCAAAAATTTTAAACGAACCTTTTTGAGATTGGCCTCCAAGATCAAGGAAACCTTCTCCGGCTTTGCGGGATTCAAAATCTTTTAAGGCAGATAAAATCCTTCTGTCACCGGCCTGAGCCATGTCAACAATTTGTTGCGGGGTGTTGCCTTCTGCAATTAAACGGGTGATGCGGTCGTTTGAAATCAAGTGGATATTGTCTGCAACATGGCGAACATAAAATTCTGCTTCTCTTCGAGCCGGTCGCCATGCTCCTGCCGCATACGTTGCTTTTTCTAGCACACCAGGATCTAAGTCTTTTGTAAGACCACCTTCGACAAATTCAACAGCGTCTTTGAAAGTTTCGCTAATCACTTTGTCGGCTTCTGCTTTGTTGCGAAACGTACCTAGTACATCGCTCCATTGTTCGCCGGTGACTGAACCTTTGTATTTGCCGACACGTTTGCGTCGAAACAGCAACGCCGAAGCAAGTTCAACAGGGTGAAACACCCCTGTTCTAATTCCCGGCGCAAAACTTTGGGCAAACAAACCTTCGTTTGCAATTCGCCAACCGTAACCACCCGAACCAAGAGCTGCACGTTTGAACACTTTGTTGTGAACAAAGTCCATTGCCGCGACGGGGAGCCGTGGTTTACCTAACTCTGTTAACGCATTAGGCAACGGAGGGTTAGTGATTGTTTTCCCAGCTTTGTTAACCCCCGCCCTGCTGAACATCCAGTTGTACGGTTTCGTTAAACGCTGTACTGCTCTAGGGTCAGGCATCTGAATCTTGTAACGTGCATGTTCTGAATCTAGCCAGCCCCGCTTTTTTGAACGAGTAGACATTGTGCCTGGAACAAGTTTGCCTGTTTCGTCTTGGAAAAAATAGCGTGTGGCGACAGCATTGTAAATGTCGCCCAGACCGCTGTCGTCCAAAGCGTTGAAGGCGTTCATCTCGTCGCCTTCTTTAATGCCACGCTCAAACACCTCTTCAGCAAATGCGCGTGGAACCCCAAACTTTTCCACAGCATCAGCAAAAATAGTTTTGAATTCGGTGATTGAATCCTTGATATCGCCTTTGTTATCCAACAAGGCATTAGTCAAACGGTTCAATACTGGGTTGCGTTCAGCAGGAGAACTGTAAACAATCTTCAGCCAATCCTCTGCATTTTTGACAGTTTCAGTAATTTCGGCATCGTTAGCGAAACCGAGAACCAGATTTCGTGACGGCGCACGGGTCAACTTTCTTTCAACAGACAGATACCGAGAAACAGGATTTCTCAAAACTGACGCTTTAACGTTGCTCCAGTTAGACCAATCCATTTCAGAAACATTCATCGCGCCACGCTCGGCACCCAACACTCTTTCAAGTGTCACCAATGCTTCAGTTTCATTTGTTGTTTGAACCAGATCGTTCCACACACGGGCGTTGGCGTTCGGCAACAAACGTCGAGCATCAGAAATGTCTTTGATGCCAGCAACGTTCCTAACTAGACGTTGCCCGTCGCCAGAAGCCAGCCACCCAGAAACTTTCTCAGGTCGCACAAACGGGGTCACCCCATTCGTCAATCCGAACGTTTGTCGCAGCGAACCTTTAGTCGCGCTAGAAACCGCACCAGTTGCACCTTTAACCGCACTTTTAGCCGCTGGGACTCCAGTAGGCGCAGTCATTACCAATGTTGCGTCAACAAGACCAGACACATTGTTGTACTGTTCTGAGCCGGGACGAGCAAACGCTGTTCCAAGAATTCGACCAGGGGTCATGCCAACAATGTCAAAACCTGCGCCGCCAGGAGCGTTAGGGTTGGGGACTTGAATTGCGCCACGATAATCTTTCGCTGCTTCTGCTTGCGCTAATCGTGCTTCACCTTCAATAAAAAAACCGCTGCCGGTATCTTTCCCTGACAAAAGTTGGTAAAGGTCGGTGGTTGCAAGAATTGCTCTAGGGTCCCACCACGACGCTGTGGGGCGATAAGCCGTTGTCTTTGTTCCATCAGGACTTTCTAACGTCCATGTTGCTTTGTCCATGTCGCCGGGACGTACAACTTCTTGCGGTAAACGTGTTTCAACGTTTGTCAATAGTTGTTCAACGGTACTTAGCCCAGCAATAGTGGTTCGGCTTGCCCCTTTGAGGCCGCCGTACAATGGATCTTTAACATACTTAGAGAACCAACCTCTCTCATCGGGTGATTCTGCACCGCCACCACCAGCACCGCCACCTACGCCACGATTCTGTTGCGCCATATTCTGGGCGTTTAAAATTGCTTTGTTTTGAAAATCTTGGACAAACCCGAAAGCTTCGTCCTCGGTCATCACACCAGAAACCATCGCTTGTGACGCTGCAAGCAAAACGTCTGCCTGAACACTGGGGAACGCAACGTTCATATCTGCAATCACATCTGACAGTTCTTGCCCGTTTGATGATGCAAGTTCAGAACGTATCTGTGCTTGACGACCACCGACATCGGCAATCTCCGCAAGCATCTGCTCTTCTTCGTCAGGCGTATAGAAAGGACGCGCCATTATCGACCCTGTTCTAACATCTGATTGATGATTGACCTTAACCCATCGTTCGGAAACATATTGTGCAACGCAATCAAACGTTCCAGCGTGTCATCAGATGGAATCATCCGCCCACGAACACGTTGATCCATCGCTGACGGACCCGGACCGAAGTTGGCTCCAGCAGTCAAAGGTTCGTTCGGTCGTTCAGTAGGACGATTAAAAGTTTTTGCTCCGGGGCGAGGTGCCTGTGCTGCGGCAGCTTGTCCTTGTAAAGTGGCCGGTGATGTACCCGGCCTTACCGCTTGCTGTGATGCTTCTTGTGCTGCGCCCTCACCATAGGTTTGTCCAGTGAAACGAGCAGTAGACGTAGCAGAATTACGAAGATCAGAACGATTAGGATAATCGGCCATTGTCAGCCTCCGAGTTGTGCGAGTAGAGCTTCAATACCGCCAGCACCCTGCTCAGGTGGTGGAGCCATCGGTGCCTCAGCACCCATCCCTGGCATAGCCAAACCAGGCATACCTTCAGGTGCGCCAGCCGGAACTTCCGCTGCTTGACGTTCACGGGCTTCCTCATCAACTTCTTTAACAGCGTCAAACAACGATTTCTTTTCCAACATCACTTTCTTAGTGAGCGATGCTAGATCGGCAGGCTGGTACGGACCTTCTGGGTTAGCGGCCTGCTGCTGGATGGATGCCAACAACGCTGCCTCAATTCCTTCGGCGGTGATGCGATCACGCTCTAGTTCTGGATCGCTAATCATCGGATCGGCTTCACGGGCAGATTCTTTTGACATCATGCCAGTACCCATACGCTGACCCAAACCGATAATCAGGTTGTTAACATCGGAACCAGAAGCCGAATACGAAACGTAGTGGAAATCGGTTTCCCAAATTTTGTTCGGGGTGTAATCAACTTTGCCGGACTGTGCGCGCCCCGGCATAAAGAATGATTTGGGTTGCGAACCGAAATAAGCTTTCTCGATTGCGATAGCAACCTTGTCTTCTTCCAGCAGAGAAGATGCAAACAGGTCTTGTGCTTCCTGCACTCGGTAGTCCACAACTGCTGACAGCACGTTTTCGCCACGGCGACCTGTACGAATGTTTGTGCCAGATTCGCCACCGAACTCTGCTGGGATTGCACCTTCCAAACGTTCCTGCCGTTCAATGCGGTCAAGAGCCGTATCGGTTTTGTAGCCGGGGTTGACCTGCTGGATCTGTAGGTCGCCACCTTTGATAATGCCCAGCTCGCCACGCTTACCGTCAGCCAACGCAATAATTTCAGGGTTCTCACCGGGGCGGGCAACCAGATATTCGTCTGGAAAAATGCCTCGCTCAATAGCGATTTCTGTTAATGCTTGTAGACGCGCACGGGTGTAAAACATTCCGAGCATGTCATCAAACTGTCCTCGTGGTGTGTCAAGCGTGATGCGTTGCGGGATAATTACCAGCGGGCAACCGGCACGGTTAACGATGCGCTCCAGTTCAAGCACTTCCATACCAGCACGTTCCATGTAGTTCAGCGACGGATCATCCTCTGCGCCCAGCACACCAACCACAATTTCGTTCTCGCAAACATATTCCAGCAACGTAAACTGGGTGTCTGGTTCTGGTCGGCCAACCCGTAGACGGCCATCAACCTGCGGACCGTACATTTGGATGAGCCACGAGTACGGTTTGCGATAGGTAAAGATCACGTTCTCTGGGACAGGGTTGTCTGGATCTTCGTTCGGTGACGGGTAGGTGTCAAGCGGGTTACGCAAATGCCATTTCGGTGCGTTCGTACGGAAACACGGCTTCACTACGACAGGTGACATTGAGTAGCCGAGCAGATGGCGGGCGCGTCGCCGGAGCTTCATGTTCATCCGGTTCTGATCCCACATCGCCAACATTGCTTTGTGGCGCAGCGAAGCCAAATCTTTAGAACGTTCCGAACCTTCCTTCATTGGAGGAAAGTACGGGTGTGGCATTGTGGATGCAACACGCATCGACATTTGGTCAAGGCCAACAGACAGCAAGTTGGCGACAGATGCTTTAGCGTTCTTGTCTAGTTCGTTCAACGGAACGATCACGTCGCCTTTAGCAAGTTCACGCACCTTCAACATTTGGTCGTGGACTGGACCCAGTATCCGGCGACGATGATTGTACATCGCTACAATTTCTTCGATAGTCCTCACGCGCACTCCAAGATAGTTGACAGTCTTACGCTAAGGATACCATTATCCGCAGCAGTGATGCTTCAATCCGCAGTGCGGGCATCGCCAACGGGTTGCCACCGGGTCAAACTGTTTAGAACAGTTTTCGCAAATCAATTTAACAACTAATAATTAGTTGCAAATTTGATTAGCGGCCACGTCGGTTGCGAGGAATCTTCACCATAGCGCGAACGAAATCCAAATTTGGATGTGAATAGGTTTCTGCCGCTGTGCGTGAAGGATTTAATCGGGTGGTGCCTCGGACGCGTGCATCAGCCGCAGTCATGGCTCGCTCGCGACTTGACCGAGTTGTGCGTCCAGACCCGCGACCAGATGTATACGGATTTTTGTTTTTTGGCATTCTACCTTTTGGCATTGGTATTCCTTTGTTCGTAACCTTGACACAGTATAGCACTACGCATCAATAAGAAAGGAAGGTCGCCACATGCGAGGTGGACGTTTAGGTTCCGTCAACTTCGGGGCGTGCAACAACATAAACCACAACGCCATTGCCAAGTCAGTCCCCTTCTTCTTGTCACGAGTCCAAGTTTCCAACTCTTGCACCAACGCCAACGTTTTCCAGTTCTCCGACATGCGAGGCAACCGCAACGAACCTGACCTGACAACCGGAGGAATCAACGCTTCCAAACCAAAGTTCTCATCCAGCTTGTTGCGTGACGTGGTATGCGGGATTACCAGCACCTGTCGTAACGCCTGCCAACGTCGCACAAAATCGTGTGCCAACAAAAACCGTTGCGCTGCGTTAATCTCAACAACAATATGTGACACCGGATACCCCATGTCCTCGGCACGATCACACCAGTCGTCAAGAATTCCGGTATATCGGCCAGTAGACATATCGTAACCGAGCAGGTCTTCTGCTGTAAGTTTGGTGCGTTCGATATCGACAACGTGATACAAACCGAGATCGGGCTGATAGATAGTCCAAATAACCCCCCAAAAGTTTGCTGGCGAAGGGTCAACCGAAATGATTGACACCCACGGCGGTTTCAACCCACGAATAATGTTTCCCGGGAAACGGTCACGGTCAATGCAACCCGGATATTCCACACCGTCTGATGCGATACCGCCAATCAACTGTGGGCGTTCCACAAGCTGATAATCCAAATCTATGTCTTCCTGCTGGTAGACAACACGAAACTTTTGTGGCTGGTTGTATCGGACAAACGACAGGTCTTTCCACGGTAAACGCACCGGATCAAGCAACGGTCCTTCCGGCCATGCCGGTGCATCCTTACGGCGGGACTGTTTACCGGTGTCCAACTCTTCGTAATACGCTTTGTAAATCAGGTGATGGTACTTCGGTATGCGTACTGGGTCAGCCAAAGAGTCTTCTGCGGTTGCATCCTCGCCGTCATCCTCTTCAATGTCGTCGTACGTCACTTTGTCTAAACAATGTTTGTACAAGTCGCCGGGGCCGAGCCTCTGACCGATCACATTCACCAGCCCGCCAGGGTCACAGCGTGCCTCAGCCATAGAATCCCAGCGTTCCAGTAGCCGGTCACGGGCAACAGATTCTTTAGCGTTTTCCGGTGAGGCCACATCGTCAAACAAGCACAGGTCGGCACGGTGACCGATGAACTCTGAGTCGATACCGTACGCAGAAACGGTGGGTTCTTTGTTGTCTAGCCCGCCAGGAATGAACTGTTCCACCACAAATTCTTCTGCACGCCACAACGAACCGGAAGCTAACGGTTTGAACCTGCCGTAGTCTTGGGCGAGGCAGCCTTCTGCGTCTACCGCCAGCCCTTTCTTCACTTGTTCTGGGTCAACAGTCAAAGCGACAGGCCGTTCAAGGGTTTCACGGATACGTCGAGAGTATTGTTTTGCTAGTGTTTGCGAGATCGAGCCGATAAGGACTCGGATCGCACGGTTCCTTACGATACACCAGACTGCTACGTCGTGAAAAAGCGTGGATTTTCCGGCACCGGGTGGACAGTTGAGTACCAGAAATTCTTTTTCTTCGGATTCTAGGTGTTGAACAATTTTGTATGCTGCGTCTACCTGCCAGGGTGACGGGACTCGACCTAGATAGACGCGCCGGAAGTAGTCAAAGTCGTCCCAGCCTCGTTTTGCTCGTTCGTTCAGACGCTCATATGGGATGACTGGTGGCAGGTCACCGGCTTCGTCAATGACAGATCGTAGTTCTCGGCGTTCCCTACCAGAGTTTGCGTTCGCTTTTTTAACTCCGAGGTCTGCGGCAGCTTGATCGGCTTCAATTTTGCGGCGTTTCGCATCCCATTTTTGGCCGGTGTTGTAATGGATGCCCGCAATTTTGCAGGCTTCTTTGATGGAGATACCTGCTGCACGGGCTTGCCAGAAACGGGCTTTGTCTTCTAACGGTACGTTGCGTCTACCTGACCGGTCTGTTCCTGACATCCATCACATGATACACGGAGAGCAGGCCGTACGCCGCTTTATTTTTTAGGAGGTGGGTGAACGACCCGCTCTATCCGTGCAATACATAACTCGAACCCCTCCGAGTTGCAGAAAGCATACCACAGGTGCTACAGTGAACACAACCGTTCAACACGGTTGCTGTAGGAGGCAAAATGCAATACGAAATCAGTGCAACAGACTACTTTGCGATCATCCCCGAAAAAGTCCTGTACGCAGACATCAGTCACATCTCGGTACGCATCTACGGAGTGTTACGCAGACACGCAGACCAAACAGGAAGCTGCCACCCCGGACGGGCAAGAATAGCGAAACTCGCACACACAAGCGCAAGTTCAGTAGACCGAGCCATACAAGAACTCGTCGAACACGGCTTCATCACCGTCCACCACAGACGCAACCCCGACAATCCACAACAAATGCTGTCAAACAGGTACGTTATCCACAGCACCCCTCCCGCCCATGACCATACCCCTCCCGTGGGTGATGATACCCCCCTCCCGCTGGTGACGACACCCCCTCCCGCCAGTGACGAAGTAACCATAGCCATAGAACCAAAGCCAATAAACCACTTCGAGGAATGGTGGAACACCTACCCGAAACGGGTCAACCGCAAAGCCGCACAAAAAGCATGGAAAACAGCAACCAAAACAACCAGCCCACAAGCAATCATTGAAGCAACACGCCAACAAATCGCAACAACAGGCAGCCCACTATCAAGAGAAGACATCTACATCCCGATGCCATCCTCCTGGCTCAACGCAGGAAGCCACCTCGACCAATACGGAACCACAGAACCATCCAGACCATACGACCAACCAACACCCCATCACTGCAACAGATGCGACAGCACCGGACACATCACAAAAACAGATGAAAAAGGCTACTCATACGCACACCCATGCCCAAACTGCAATGATATAATCTAACCACCGGCCCACGCAGGCCGCTCAGGTCGTACCCTCGTTGCACAGGGCGGGACGCAACCCACGGAAACGTGGTCGATCTCTCATGCGTAAACGACGATCCCATAGGAACTCTCGCTAAGGCAGGAAGACGAGAGAAGCACGAACCCGCGAGGGCGACAAAAACCAACCTAAACGTAAAGCTCCACGACAACGAGCGGGAATCAGGAACAGCGGCACCCTGATGGGGGACAAACACCTCCCTAAGTTCCCAACCAATCCAACAAAACCACACATCTCAAACACAGATAAT